AAACTTGCTCGCCTAAATAGCTCTGCATACTGGAACTGCGAGTAAAGCTGAATATGTCCGACCACTTTTTCTCTATCTTCGCCGCGCCGCCAAGCGCTGAAGTATCAACAACGGCCGTCCACCCAGATACCACATACTTTGATAGGCTAACTGCGTCCGACCACTGGCGGCGAATCTTCACTGCCGTGTTTAAGGTTGATGTCTCTACCACATCCCACCAGTGCGTAATTTCCCATCGCCTCAAGTGGATGGCATCGTGCCACCAGCGACGAACCTTCGCCGCGCTATCCAGCGACGAAACCTGAACTACGTCCCACCAGTGCGTAACCTCAATTCGCGCCAAATCAAGAACGCTATCCCATTCCAGTTTTATCGGGCTGTCGGGTAGCTGAATAATGCTATCATAATTGTCAACGGCAACCGAATCACCGCCCGTAACAGCCACCTTACCCGCGCGAGTGCCGCCAGCATAAGGCGAGGCTGATGGAACATTCACCGCGTCACCTGAACGCGAGCGAGCCAATACCAGCGAGTTTTTAATGGCCGTCATAGCTGTTTCAAACTCACCTAAAGCTTTTTTCTGCAAGAAGGTGTCGCCACCCGCCTGATTAAAGCTGGTCGAGAGGTTTGCGCGAGCTGAAATAGATTCCTTCTGGAAGCGCAGGGCCGTCAATCGATCTTCGTTACTGGAAAACCCATCCACCAGCCGCTTCGCCGCCTTGTTCGCCGCCTCTAATCGCACATCGACAAACATTTCTTCAAGCTGATTGAATTGGCGGGTCGTTAAGTCAATTAGGGGGGTGATTGCTCCGGTAGACAGGTCAAAGTTGGCAATCTCCTTAAACGACTCGGTGAACATATCGATAATCGCTTGGCCTACGGGGCGCGTTACGGCTTTATTATGTGAAAAAGCCTCACTTGCACCCGCAAAAGACGAAGTGATTATTTCGCCAAAATTACTTAACTGCTCTTTTGCTGCATTACCCTGCGCTAAGACAGACTCAAATCCTTCGCCGGTAGTTAGTGGCGTATCTCTGAAAACATCTTTTATATTGGCGATCATTTCAAGCAACTCAGAAAAGGGCAAGTTACTAATAGTAGCAACGCCCTTCAATATCTCATCCCTACCGCCGCCAAAGACCGTTTCAGCGAAGGTATTAAAATCATCCAAGCCTAAATCCCTCGCCGATAAGTCTTGCTGTCCAGACGTGTTAAAAAACTCCTTCGCATCGCCGTTAAAGAGAAGTCCTGAGTAGATCGCACGTAGCTGGTCAGAGGCATCGGCCGTCTTAGTCAATTCTTTGGCGGTAAAGTCTCCCGTTGCCGAACTGAAGCGCTCTAAGGCCTCTGCGGCTGCTCTCGACGCTTCGGCCGATTCGCGCAACTCTCTCGACATTCTCTGAGATTGCGTTTCTGCAACTCCCATAGCAACTAAGAAGACATTGAAAGCTGCCGCCGCGCCCAAGATCGGACTCTCCTTAAATGAGGTGAAGATGCTTTCAATGCCACCGAAAACCGCATCCATCTTCGGGTCAAGCCCTGCGAGCGCAGTAGAGAAAAAGGCGGCATTGTTTCCTACTGCCTTTAGGACGGCAGAAACCCTCTCCATCTTGCCAGTTACAATAGTTTCCCCGATTGCAAAAGGGTCTTGCTTTTGTGACCCCTCATACCTTTCTATGGCAGAGGCTTTTATTTTATCTTTCAGCGCGGCAATGTCATTGGAAAAGCCCTTCTTAACACTGTCATACGCCTGACTTAACCTTTCGAATCCGCTTAGAGGGTTGTCAATGAAAGCGCCAATGGCGGCAAGCAGATCCGAGAAGGCGTTGATTATGTTGGTGAATATACCACCTTGCCCCAATGCAGAGATTAAATCGGTCATGCTCGTATCGATCGTGCCGAAGTCAATGGTATCGACGCTTCCGAGTGAAATGCTGTCGCTAAATTGGTAGGCAGCAGACAGCCCCGTCACAATGAGTGCTATGGCCGCTGTAAGGGGGTTCAGCTTCGCCGCCAACCCGATTAGCCCCTTTATGGCGCTACCGGTAGCAAAGACCGTGATGGTCGTTAGAATAGCCTTCAGGCCTCTTGCAACATCATCGATATTTAAGGCTAAGCTTTTCATCATATCGGTAAATCTTTTCGAAACGCCAAGTGATGCGTCGAGTTTACCGGTATAGCGAACAACTGCATTCTCTAATATTTGAAAGCTTTGTCCAATAGTCGAGCCAGTGCGCCCAAAAGCCTCTTCTAAGCCCTTTGCGCTTCTGAGTAGACCGGTTGCCAACTGCTGACTTGTAAGGTCTTTAGCCTTGTCTCTGAACTTGTCAAAGGGAATGCCTAACCCTTCGGCGATCGACTGCGCCAAGATCGGCAAGTTTTCCATAACCGAGCGAAGTTCGTCGCCAGCGAGCTTACCAGACTGAAAGGCTTGCGATAGCTGAATTAATCCAGCTTCGGCCTCTTTAGTCGTCGCACCGGACACAGCAATACCTCTATTGACGGCCGTTACAACCGTAATAAGCTCTTCAGAGCTAAGCCCTAATCGATCTTGAGCGCGTCGCATACGCGTATAAAGCGCAACGGTGCCCTCTAAAGACTGCCTTGTGTCCTGTGATATTTTGAATAGGCGTTCCTGTGCTCGCCAAACCTCTGTAGTCGTCTTCTCGACTACCTTTAGCTGGTTGGTGAGCCTTAGCCATGTATCAGTGTATCGGCTGAGCTGGCGTATCGACAACGCACCTGAGAGCACTTGAAAGGCGCTTGCCAATTGCCCAGACGATCGACTCAGGCTATTGAAACCTTTTTGCGTCTGCCCTGCGGATCGCTGCGCGGAGCGCATGTTCGTATTGAACGATGCGACTCCGCGCCGCGATTGATCGCGAACTACAAAGGCTAAGGGAATTTCACTCATGCGGGGTCAATTTCTTTTTTGTCAGTTTTAGCAGACTGCATGAGATAGACACTGTCGAGCGCTTTTATAATCCTCAAAAAGCGGTCAAAGTCTTCTATCTCAAAACGAAGGGCGTAATTGTGAATCTCAGTAAAGTTTAATGGCGCGGGAACTGCCGCCATGCCGCCTATAATCGTCCTACCGCCGCTTAAAATTGACCACGCAAACCAAAGGCTTGCTAAGTCGGTATAGAGATTTGGTTTCTTGCGCAGGGCCGGATGGTCTTTACCAAGCGACTCTGCTTTATCTATCGCGCCTAAGTGGTCTTTCCAGAGGATTTCCCACTTGAGGCGCTCGACGAGTTTTTTTCAGCGTCCTCTACTTCTTTGCTTCGAAACAACTCCATCGACTGCGCAATCTCCGCAATCTCTTCGCGGAAGTCTTTGTATTCGGTCAACAATTCGATTGCCTGAGACACGCTGTAAGGCACAGCTTTTCCGTCGATCTCCAACCCCTCCCAATCGAGAAGCAAGCACTCAGCCATAGCTTGTATGGTGATTTCTTGCTGCTTCTCAACACTCAGATTCCCGCTTGCTATCTGTCGCCGATACGGACGCATGAGGTTCTCAGCGATGCGCTGATGATGTGGGTTGTTTGCACGCGCTACTCGCACGCGAAACCCCTCGTCAATGTCCTCCCATACGCCATCGTTCTCTAAATCTTTGCTCGTTTCGTATCTCTTCTTAAAATTCATCGTTCAACTCTCAGGGTAAGTGACGAGAAGGCGTACCCTGTAACGCCTTCTCGCCGATGCGGTCAACCGCAAATTCAGGGATTTTTTAAAGTAGGGTTTTTAGACGTACCTGCTAATCTGGATCGTTTTTGTCTCTAAGCCGATAGCGGCTGGCTCAGCCGAAAAGTCAAGGCTTAACATAACATCGCTATCCACACCCGCAACTGATCCGGGTTCACTCGTCAAATGACACTTGGGCATGAAGATGTGATATTGATGCCCCGCGCCGTCTGTAACGGCGTAGGCCAACGAAAAACTGGTGTATGACAGCAACATATCCTGAAGAGTCGCAAAGTTCGCATCCTCAAGATAAAACTCCATGCTGCCGGACACTTCCAGTGGCCCTAATTGCATTCCAACCTTAGCCAGATTGCCTAAGCCCGACTGAGGGCGAGAGTTTGCTGAGATATTCAGCGAAGTCGAAACCATTTCATAGGTCGTAACTTCCGCGCCGTCAATCCAGAATCCCGTAAAAGCGTCAACTTCGCTCATCACATCATTGTCGGTAAAGGCAGTAACCGAACCGTTGCCGGATTTAATGGTGGGCCGAGTCATCGACTTGCCGGACATACCAACAGAGCCAGTGATAATCGACTGCGCTGAAATATTAAGCCCGAACGAGTTGATGCGATTGCCTGTGATTAGGCGAAATAGATTCGTCTGGTCTAAATATTCCATCTGCGCCGAGAAGCTGGTTAGTTCAGCACCGTTGCGAACATACGACCCGTCCATTGAGATCTCAAGCGAGCCAGCCGCCTCAGTGACAATAGCTGTGCCAGCTATGGCGAGGTTATTTGCATCCGTAATAGCGGAAATTTGCTGCCAGCCGTTGTTCGCAGCAGTAGCAAACCCAGAGACATAAATCCACTGACCTACAACTAAATTAGAAGTTGTAAAGTCTTGAGTAATCGAGGTGTATTTATTACCCACACTGGCGGCGGCAATGTCACCACTGCTAGCCGTAAAGTTTACAGCCGTAGACCAATCACCTGAAGCGGTCGTATTACGCAGGGCGGCGCGCATGAGAATATCGAGATTGTCGCCCTGCAACTCAAAGTCAAAGGTCGCGGCTGGCTCAACCGAAGTTCGCTTTGTTCCGGCGAACTGAGCATCTGAGCGTAGCTGATTAGAGCGAACCGTTGAGGGTGATTCGCTCATAGAGGCACTGGTTATCGGCAACTCAATAAAGGGAGAGTTTGGGGTCGTGCCCCAAGTCGCTTCCTCTAAAAGTGACACTTGAACTCTATTTGCATCGGACATTTTATTTGTTACTCCCGTTACGCCAGTTCATCGTATTCAAAAGGCGTGTTTACGTTTACTTGATAGAATGCTGTATCTCGCCCAACTGCTTCAACGGTAGAGGCCTTCAGCCTCACGCCGCTCGTCGTAATACCTCTGAGCGCCGTCACTACATCGTCAGCAATCGCTAACCCTTCATTCGCCCCATTGCCCAAAGGTGCGAATATCTGAACAAAAACTATGCCACTTACGCGCCATCGGCGCGAGCCTACAGCCCCTATTGTTTTCTGAACTGATCCCGCGTTTTGTGCGGTTATTCTTGCCCATGCTTCGTGCGTTGCTTCGTCGTAATCATCTTTTGGCGTAAACTCTACATTCGGCCAAGCAATAGGAACATTCGGCCTACTAATATCCATGACAGTCTTAAACTGCGCCAGAATGGAATCAAATGCCGCCTGTGAATTAGGCATGACGCAATATTACCTCTTCTACGGCCAAGCGGCCGATGCCCATAGGTGCTTGCTGCCGTGAGGTGCCTCTGTCTAAGTCTGTAATATAGTGAACATTATTGGTAATGTAGATGTTTTCGCCCTCTTTCGATCGCTCGATATGCCGCGCGCCGCGCAGAATCGTCTTAGAGCCGCCTTTGTCGAACCGGTTTACATTGACTGCTCTTGAGGGGCGCGAGCGCGTTACATTCCAATTAGAGCGCGCACGGCCCGTTTTAACAGGCGTTCGCATAGTTACGCTCGTCAATAACTCAAGCGCAATCACCTTCTTGAATTTTAATATAGCCGCTGGCGCAATATCGCGGGTAGTTATATTGATCGCCCGATTGAATGAGTCCATATCGGCGGCAACTGCAAAATAGTTTTCACTTCGAAAGGTTGGCATTATTGTCTCGCGTGAATCCAGTAAGCAACCGTAACGTCTTTTGCGCGCAGAGGGCGAGTGCCCACGATCTCTAAGTCGTCTGTTCCATCAGTAATACGGTCGCCAGCAACGGGCAAGGTAGTCAACCCAGATGCGGCCACCAGATATTGCCGATCGTCTATGCGAATAATCGAACCATCGCGTTGATCGTCGGTGAAGTCAGCAAGAATACCGGTAAGAGTTTGCGTAGTGTCGGCGCTACTCGCCTTTTTCCACGGTGTTGACGCATTAGCAGTAACAACTTGCCTTGTGAGAGTGTAGGTGGTGCCATTGCGCTCAAGAGTGCCGAGTGCGCGAGTGGCAATAGCAGTCGCGTTCATGCTCGTTCCAAGTCGCCCGTGATGCCATACCGAGCCTTGCCTAAGCCCATAATAATGCGGCGCAAGATCGGAATAGCGGAATCGGGCTGAGCGCCGGATTCGAAGACGGTTTCAATCGGGCCAACGCGCTCGCTACGAATGCTGTTTCCTCGCGAGTAATTGCTGTTTAGTGCTTCGGTTCTGTGAAGTAAGGCTAATTCGCAGACGGCAACCTCAATGCGAGTAGGAACGATACTGCCGCTAATCTTTCGCCCCTCTTCATCCCATACGCCCGTGCGCGGCCAGCCCAAGTTTTGCGTCGAGGTCGCGACTACGCCAACCCACGAATAAAGACCATCTAAAGAGGTCGTGGCGTAACGTAAGGCAGACTCTTTTAACGCAGTCGTCAACCCAGACCATGCAGTCGGATCGTCGTGTGCGGTAAAATACGCATCGGCATCGGCCACACTGATATAACTTACAGCCGCCGCTAATCCTGTGCCGTCTTCAACCGTAATCGTCATGAGCCTATTATCGCCTTATTTATAGTAGAAGCTGAGTTTTACGTCCGTATCACCGGTTCGCAGTTCGTCGGGTATTTCCACGAAAGCGCCAAGCTCGCCCTTTTCTTTGACGTAGTGAAGTTTCGTCGGACACATCACCATCAACTCTTCAGAGCTTAATATCAATCCATTTTCGATGCCTGAAAACTTCATTAGGATTGACTTATAATCCGTCAGATTTTCGAGGCACTGTGAAAAGTCGGCGTAAAATCGATCTTTGCTTAGATCGATCGTCGCATCGGCCGAGAATTTAAACGAAGGTGTTTTCAACCGCGTCTTTGCCAACTTCAGTCTCCTTTTTCTCTTCGATAACCTTCTCAGTGCGAGCCTTGCGATAACCGCGATTGCGATACTCGTTTTCTGCGTCGCTATTCGCATTCACAACAACGCTATCCTTGCCTTTGGAGAGCTTGACGGTTTCAATTGCGGCCATTGGAATATACTCACAGGATAAAAGTTTAAAGGTCGATAAGGCAAGCAAGCGGCGAGATTGCCGCTTGCTTGCAAATTTACCGCTTACTGCTTAGCCCAAGACGCGGGTTAGCAATTCACCATCTTGCACCTTTGCGCCGCAAAGCACATCGAATGAGATAGTGTCAGTCTTCGTAGAAGCGCTGTAGTCATAGACGATACGAACGCCTAAGCCGCGATCCGCGATGTACTCGGCGCGAGCCGCACCAGCCGGAAGTTCCAGAGGCACAACGGCGAGGGTCAAGCCGCGAGCATCGCCAGCGATATTCAACTGGTGATCAGTGTCAACGAACGTAACAACCGCATTGTCGGCCCAAGCCACCTTAGCGGCAGGGAAGAAGGAAACGCTTGCAAGAGCATTACCAGCGGCCGTAGCAAGCGCCGTAACCGCATACTGCTGCGTGTCGCCAGCGACCGTAAATAGATCACCTTCGACCACGGTGCCCGTAAGGGAAGTATCATCCATCGGCACCGTCAAATCACCAACGGCAACCGAAGCATTGTTGATTTTCGCGAGCATACCCGAACCGTTAGCCAGCGTGCCAACCGTGTGCGTGGCAACATTCTGATCCATGATCCAAGAAATGCCCAAAACTTCGCCAATCTGGGCGCGAGTAAGAGCCTGTCCACCATCGGCGCGCTGCTCGGCTTGCAAGACCTGAGTGACATTCGCGAGAATATCATTCTTGGCCTGTGAGTCGATAATAGCAAAACGATTTGCCGTAGGAACTTTCAAGTCGTTGAGCTTCTTATCGACGGCAACCAAGTCAGCCAAAGAGTCAGGCGGGTCGCCAGCAGTGCCAACGTGATTGTAAATCTCGACAGCCTTGCCAAGAGCGTAGGCATCGACCTTCTGAGCGATTGCAGCCATTGCGGGAGCAATCACACGGGCGCGAAACTGGTCTAACTCCAAAGTCCAATCTTTCGCCGTCACACCGACCGTTACGTCAAAATGCTTCTCCAAGACAAGCGAGGTGCTTGCTTCGGTGATATTCTGCGTGGTGGTCGTGGTCGTAAATTCCTGTGCCGTAAAGCTGGCAGGGCCGCGAACGGTGATTGTGTCGCCCACCTTAGCGCCGGTAAACTCTTCGGTGTGACCGCGATGAAACACATTGGCCGCAACCAAGTTGTTTTCGAGGATCATCAGCGCTTCGCGAGCGACAATACTTGGGGTAATTAAACTATTAGCCATTTTTGACTATACTCCGATATTAAATGCGGCCCTCTTCAACTGCCTTGCGATATTCGGACATTGAAAGCTTACCCGCTTGCTCGGCAGTGAGCTTGCCGCGTGTGTTGGTATTGTTGACATTGCTGTTGGTGCCACCACCAGAGGCACCAGAAGCCGCAAAAGCCTGTGCGTAATCAGGATTCTCTTTTACTTCAGCAACCAAATCACCAAAAGACATACTTTCCAATCCGGCACCCATGACTCGCTCGGTGCCTTCTGCGTCCACGATAACGGCTGAAATAGTGCCGTCGTCATTTTCACGCGCCTGAACTTGGCCCAAAAGAGCCGGTATCAAGAGCAGGGGATTGCCTTCTGCTTCGGTAATCGCTTTGCGCAATTCATTCACTATCGTAATCTCTTTAAGCTGCGCCGTTCGTGCTTCGAGCTTGCCGTTGATGGGCGCAACGGCCTTATCGATCTCGACGAGCGACTGAGCTTTGAGTGACTCAAGTGAACTCTTTAGCGCGGCGACAACCTCTGTTTCGTTGCCCTGCGCATCTCTCAGCGTAGCCAGTTCGCCTAACTGCGCTGTAATCTCGCTGGCGCTCAAGTTCAACTCGGAAAACGGCTTTGCCGCGTTCTCTGCATTCGTCGCGCGCTCTTTGAGTTTCCCTAACGTAGATTTCAGTCCGGCAACGTCTTCCAGAGCAAACCCGTTCGTCGGGGTTACATCCAGATTATATCGACCCGTGCCCTCGTCAAGGGTGTAGTGGTCGGTCATCCCTGCTGGCACTTCTTCTACGGTTTCTACATACGGCAAAACGGCCATATCGGTACCCCCATCTGGGTTGCACGCGCTCGGCGCGACTTGTTTTAGGGTATGAGCTTTCGCCCGTTAAATCACGTTAGCCGCCTGTGCTATACTCGACTCGCGCCGGTATAGGTCACTCAAGGTATAAAGACGACCTTTTCTGTCTGCAAATCTCGTTATGTCAGTAAGGCCATTGCTGAACATCTGATAGCGCTTTGGCCCTAATACTTCTCGCTGAAAACCAGCGGATTGACTGCGAAACCATTGCGGGTATCTCAAGCTTCCCGCTACTTGTCCGTTCATGCTGGCTCGCGCAGCCGGAGAGTAGGTGCCCAAGTTGCCTATGCCCAACTCTCGCAAACTTCTAATTATTGGCACTGTAGTAGTGCGGCAGTTGAAGTGAAAAGGTGGGCGCGTGCCGCTTGATAGTGGAAAAACCTGCCCGTCGATGTTTCGGCAGAAGGGAGAGGTTCTACCATCTAAGGTTGCCACCATCTGAACCCCCTTTATCAACTCACTATGCTCGGCGTAGGTCGCTTCTCTTGCGTGCGTCGAAACATGATTAACAGCGGTTCGCACTACGCCTCGCGCCTGTCTTCGCCCTACCTCTAAACTCCCATCGGCAAACCCTGCGCCGCGCGTTCCAACTACGCGATCAACGATTTGCTCAATCGATTCACCTTCAGCTACGCCCAATCGAATCGACTGCCGTAAATTACGCCTCTGTGCATCTTGAAGCGTTCCATACCACTCTCTAAGGTGACTGCCCTGAAAAGGCCTACTCACGACTGCTGAGCGCAAAACTGCGCTACTCGGCAACACTGCGCCTACTTCTATGGGCACCGTGTTTATTAACATTTCAGAGGCGAATCTTGATTCTTGCTGCGCGAAGGCAATCAGCCGTTCGCTTGTCTCGTTGTAAGACTCTCGGTATATGTTTCCTAAAAGCTCGTCTAAGTCGCTATTCAGGCGCGTCAGGCGCGATAACTCTCTTCGGCCAAGTGAATACCCTCGTTGCCTGAACTGCCGCAGACGGGAGCTTATAAGGCCTTCTACGTCTAACTGTGCTTCACGTAGGAAATTCTCTATTAGCCTTGCTTCTCGATTGCTATAGCCAAGCACCATGACTTGATGGCGGACGGCGCGGCTTTGCAGTCGCTCATTAGTCGATAGGATCGGCGCTGTTCGCTGGTTCAAGTTCGTCGCCTTCCTCTTGCGAAGCTCGGTCTATTACTTCGTCAATATCCATATCCTCAGAATAGAGGCCGCGAGCTTTTCGGTGCTCCAAATACGTGCGCTGGTCAATTACGCCCATCGTGTAATCAAGGCGCATTTCCTCTAATTCTCTATCGCCGCCCATTGCCAGCGCATCGTCTTTAGCGATGTTGACTGCTGGCACTGCTTTCGGATCAATCTTTTTCCACATGGCGACGATCTTCAGGCCGTCCCGTAGGCCTTTTTCCAGCCGAACGACATACGCCTCTAAGTCAGACATATTGCGCTGTTCGTCTAAGACCATTTCAGTCGCCGTAACCTGTTGAGGTTTGCGCTGTAGCGGTTCCATCGACATAGCTTGCATCTGCTTTTCGAGTCGGCCCAATGCGTGTGCGCCAACTTCGACGGCCTTGCCGCTTGTCTCGACCACCTTAATGTCAGATTCGTGCGCTCGGTTGCCGAAAATCTTATACGGGCCAACTTCAACGGCCGCAAGTTTCTCAACGTCGAATCCGCGAAAAAAGAGCATTGGCACGCGAGCAACGGTTTCTATCTGGTCTTGGTCGCTCTGCATCCACCAGTGTTTTTGATTTAAGTGGGCCAAGCCTTCCATCGGGGGAAAAGCCTTCAAGAAACCTTTGCGGTTCGCGTAGATCGTAATAAGAGGAATGAACCCTAATGTATTCGGGCGAGTACTCTCAAGGGGCCATTCGTCTGTGTTTTTATCTAATTTCCGATAAGTGTCTATTTTCTCGCTCGTCCAAACATGCACGCGGGAGACTTCTTTCTCTTCCCATTCGTCAACTCGTTCAAATGACGTTTCAATGAAGCGCACTTGCTCTAATACTTCTACGCCGCCAACTCGCTTAGACAGCCAGCCAATGACGGATGCTGGCGATATATGCGAGAAGTAGGGCCGTAGGTTAAATTCATTTTCGTCGGCTTTTGTCAGTTGATCTTTCGACAGCTCAGCCTTTAATCGTTCGGTGTCGGGAAAGTCAACGAGTATATGCGACTTGCCGAAGGTCAGCATATCCTCAAGCTGCCCCTTAGCAAAGCTGGTTAGCGAACTGCCAGCGTGATCGACATTTGAAACAAACTCACTCCACATGTCTCCCGCATCCTCGTCAATCGTTATCTCTTTGGCGAAAGGCCGAGAGCTTAGATTGTCAACTGATTTGCGGAAAGATTCCAGCAATACCGAGTTTTTGACGCGGCGCGCATAGCGCTCGTCGCCCTCTGAAGGGTATTGTGGCATATAGGCGGTAGATTGAGCGCGCATTGCCAGCGTTCCTTGCAGTAGGGCCACAGGCAAAGCAAAGCGCTCTTGCATTTGCATGTAATCTTCTGTTGGGGTGCTTGGGTTTGCGGTATTTGTCTTAGTTTTTGCCATAAAAAAAGCCCAACCCTCAGTATTAACCGAGAATCGGGCGCTTAGTTGCGGTGCCGATGAATTTGGTTGTTGGCATGTGGGTAGGTTGCGGTGGAGAAGCTACCGCAACCTACCGAATCACACCACGAATCAGGAGAAGAGGGCACCACCCCTCATCACACCTGTATATTAGCGCTTTTATCAAGCAATGTCAAGCCTGCTTTTATCTGTTTTTATTGAACCTAAGACCTCTAACGGCGAACCGTGAATTTCCACCTTTGCCTTAAATGACCCACCCGACTTGTTGAGGGTGAAAGAGCCATTAAGGCCCGACCGCATCCACTGTTCGATTTTCTCAAGCAGTAACTTGTGGCTCTTATTGCTCATTTCAACCCCGCAATCGTCAGCACTAAGCGTGGAAGCTTAACGTCAACGTCAAAGTCATGTTCGAAACCTTCGATCTCTTTCCATCCATCATTTTTAATAATGCCGATTTTAACCAGAGAGTCTTGAACGAATTTTTGGCCGTAGGCGATATTGTCTTTATCCTCGCGGCGAGAAGCTCGATACCACATATAATAAAGCCTGACGCTCTTAAACTTGCCTATGCCCTGACTGAGCATTTCCCCCATAAGATTTGCTTCGACTTCGCGCTTGAGCTTCGACGCAAGTATAGCACCGATCTTGCGGGTTCGCTCGACCTTAATGTATTCGTTGAGCGTGGGTATATAACTGCGCAAGGTGATATGCTTGAGGGAATGACCGAACTTGTCTATACCCATGACCCTACTCTTTTCGATGCTTCTCTTTGTGGCATGGCACGCATAAAAAATCTACCTCAAGTTGCTTTGCGTAATCTTCGTGATGCGCCTCAAGACGGCCTCTATTGCCACATCGACACGAAGAGGGGCGAATGAGTGTGCCGTGAATTAAGGCCTGTGCTACGGCATAATGGGCTGCATACTTTTCTTTATTATTTTCGCGATACTTTCGATTATGGCGCTTGCGAGCCTCGTTGCTTTGAGGATTTTCCTTTATGTATTCGCGCTGTTTCGCATTAAGCTTCTCTCTATTCTTGGCCCTATACTGCGCCACCTTCGCTAATCTCTTTGCCCTCTGCTCTGGCGTTTGCTTCCGGTAATACTCCCGCATGTAATCCGCGCGCAGTTTCTTTTTCTCGTCCGACATAATAGCATCCTCCTTTGAGTGATGCTATTATCATAGAAAAACTGTAGCACACTGTCAAAACCAAGTCTTTAAAAGACTTGGTTCTAGACCCAATTCATCTGCCCCAACGTCATTCTGTCACCGGCAATCGGGTATTCTGCGGCGATGTAATAGCCCAACGCGTCAGAAATATGCGACAGTTCGGGGTCGCTTCGTTTGTCCAATTCTCCCGACCCACCTTCCAGTAGGCGCACACCCTCTAAATCTCGCGTAAGATAGGGTGCGGTTTGTGGATTCACTCTAAATCTTACCTCACTTGCCGTGCTCTTAAATCTTGAATTTACTGAGTTTACGCGACTTCTTTCGGTCGGATTAAAAGTAGGGACTCGCATTCGAATATCGAACTTAGGCCGTAGCGTCTGCTCTACGATCTCCCAATCAGAGCCTTCAGTTTGCGCAGTTCCGCGAGCGCCGCCCGTGGCATCGCCATAGATATAGGTAGGCCCATTATGCACTCCAGCCCACTTAGCAATAAGGCTATTACAAACAGCCACAGTATTAGAATTTCGCGGTATATAGACCTCATCTAACACGCATGTTCCAGTGAACGCTTTTGTTCCTCCGCTCGCTGGCAACGACTGCTCTTGCAATACCACAGCAACGCCCGGACTAACATTAAAATCGAAGCAAAAAGCCAAATCACCCGCAGGGTTGTAGTGCGTTTCATGGAAGTGATCCCTCTCGTTAAAGCAGTAATACGCTTGCCCCATGAAGTTGACAAAAGACGCTTCGTATTCTTGCTGAAAAGTTAGTGGGTCTAAGTCTGTGCGAGCCGATTCAACCTCTGACGCGGGTAATATGTCGGCCGACACCCAATGAAAGGTCGCCCACTCGTCACTTTTGCGCTCTTGCGCCGATTTATATAGCTCGTAGAAGTGGTTTCGGCCTTCAGGCACCCCAACGAAGTCACACCAACCTTGACGATCTGACAGGGCGGGTCGAACATTTGCCATCCACGCATTTGCCTTCATGTTGGCGAACTCGTCCAATACGCCACCATCCCACGGCGAACCCTCAATACGCTCTGGCTTGTCTAATCCGATAACGTGTATCTCTGCTGCGTTCACCAAGCGCAAGACTAACTCGCTCTCGGAAACCGACTTGATGAACTCGCGCGGCACCATCGTTTTTAAATCTTCCCAATAAATCCGCTTAGCCTGATCGCGGGTCGGCGCACCGGCAAAGAATCGGGGGCGAGGGTATTCAGTGCCCATAAGAGCACGAAAAATAAGCTTTCGCTTGGCAAATTCCGTTTTACCCGATCGGCGACCAGCAGGGTTGACGATAAAACGCGCAGAAGACTGCCAGCGCGCTTCCTGTATGGGGTGAACGCGCAACTCTTCCCATCGGGGGGTTAGCTTAAAAGCGGCCGCGTCTGCTATGCCCTCTTGCCTCTGGCGCAACTCTCGCTTATTAACTCGCCGCGCCGTGTGTGCGTTTCTTGCTACAACCATTATGCCGCAACCTCTGGTGTCTGTAGAGCTTCTTTTACTTTTTTAGCATCTAAGCTTTTGTCGCCCTTCTGTGGAGAAGTGCGCCGCTGCATTTCCTTTAGTGCTATAGTGATTTTGGTTGCCATTTCGATAGCATCTTCGCCCTCTGTGCCCTTGTCGCTCTGCCCTAAGTCTTGCTTGCCCAACCATATCAACATGGCCGTATTGCCGCTCATAGCCGCTTTCCATTGCGCCCTCTTCAGGCTCAGCTTTCTACCGCCGCGCCCCAACTCTAAGGCAAGCTGCACCTCTTCGCGCAACATCTGATCTTTACACGCCTCAACGGGTATCGAGAAGGCAAATGCTATTTCCTCAATCGATGGGGATAGAAGCGCAATGCGCGCCAATTCCTCTGGATCGATCTGTGGAATTTTAGGCTTTCTCTTTACTGGCGTTTTCTTCTTTACTCCAACTTTAGCCTTAGCCATTACTAAACCACCCTTTTATTTGTATGTGCCGTCCATTGATAGTCACTTTCGTTGTAATGGCACCGAGCGTTGCCGCCCACAGGGTAGTTGCCGTAAGTCGCGCCAGTAAGATATTAAGCCTTTTTTTCTTACTCAACGATTCTCTCTTCAGTCTCAGTAACGTAAGCTTGCGCCTTAGCGAGGTTTGGAAAATAATCTCTATGTTCATGTTCCTCTGCAAGCGTCTTACGCGATCCATCATCGAGCGGGACGGTTGTAACAATTCGCACTTGAGTTGCGACATAAAATAGTCTCCCCTCTGCTACGGGCGTGCCCACTGAAATAACCTTTTGACCCATGACTATTATCCTTAGTTGTATGAGGCTTTGTGTAATGCCGACAATGCGGCCGTTTCAGCCTCTATCGCCTTCTTGTTGGCCCTACCTGCGGTTTTGTTCACCTCTTTTATGGTCGCCTCAAGCGCCTTGATCTTTCGGGCAATGCCTGTCACTTCAATATCAAGCGTGCCCAAGCGCAGTAGGCGACTATTGGCGCTCTGTATCTTCTTAGATGTAGACAAGTGCGACCACATAATAATAAAGAATAGTAGGCCAAAAAACAGGGCGATAATATAATTAGGTTCCACTTACTTTACGGCCACCCAAGCCGCGAAATTCATCCAACGCCAGAAGCAATCAACTCTAAAGCCGACGCGGCGCAACATATGCTCATTGTGGCTCGCCGAAAATGGGTTCATAGCAAACTTGAGCGACTCGCTTTTCGCCTTAATCTCCTTATCGCTATACCCGTTTCCCTTTTTCATGCGGTGGTATCGATCCACCATCATCTTGTCGATATTGAACGTATCGCCCAAGACCTTTTCCACGACAATCAATGCGCCGCCAGCCGATAAAGACGAATAGGCCTGTTCAATAATCAATTCGCGCGTGATGGGCGCAAGGAATTGCAGGGTTAATACGGCCGTCATTAAAGTAGTGCCGCCGCCAAATCTCAGGCCGGTAGAAAGATCGTGTTCAAATATATGTACATTCGCATCGTGCTTAAACCGCTCTGTGGCGTGCTCTAACATCGGCTTAGAGTTTTCATACCCGACGAACCTCGTATTGCCCTTAGCGTGCGGCAGAAGGCCAGCAATCGTATCTCCATGCGAACAGCCCAAGTCAACGACAACCGAATCGTGGCGCATAAAGAAGTTGCCCACATCTGAAACCAATTCGCGCATAACCCAATATTTCGGAATTGATCGCTCTAACATATCTTCAAAGCAGTCGGACACCGAAGCATCGAAGGCCCAATGCTCAGTAGGTTCATGGCCTAAACTCGTCATCGTCTGCTTTCCTTTATCTCGTCTATGAGGGTTGCTATGGGCTGAGCGATGGCGCGCATCATCAAGGGGGGCACGGCGCGGCCTAAGCGTTCCCACTGCTGCGCGTAGGTGCCCGTCAATTGAAAATCGGCGGGGAACGAGCAGATAATTTTTAATTCTTCGATAGTGAATTTTCGGCGCTCGGTTTCGGTTTCAATCCAGCCGCCAGCAGAGAAGTAGGCGCTCTCTGGCTTATCGGCATCTGAGGCAAAGATTGTGGGCGAAGGGCGATCAGGGTGTCGCCATTTGTCGGGCATACCGCCCAAGCGTAGCCGCTTGACGTAGGGGAATATCTCTCGCACGGTATAGCGGTGCGGCATCGGCAGGGGAAAAACAGGATCGCGCTCAAGGTCACTGCGCACGCCGACGAATATTAAGCGCTCTCTGGCTTGAGGCACGCCCAGACGGTGAGCGCCCAGAAGTTTGACCTTCACGTTATAGCCACAATCGCGCAACTTCTGCAATACCTGCTTAAAGTAGCCCTGCGAAGCGCCCTTCATCATGCCAGCCACATTTTCAGCGACGAAAACCCACGGTTGAAGCGAATCAACGAACCGGATATACTCTTCGAAAAGGTCATCGACGCGCTGAGTCTTATCCGAGTAGGATTTTTCCTTACCCCAGAGCTTTGCGCCTTTGCCTGATCCAGAGAAGGCGGCGCAGGGCGGCGAGCCGTCTAATAATTCAAGGTCGCCGACCTTAATGCCCGTAGCCTCTCTGATAAATATTTCTCGTATATCTCGCGCATCGACCAGCGTAGTCGGGTTGTTGAGTTGATAGACCTCCCGCGCGGCCGGAACAAACTCATTGGCCCAGAATACTTCAAAGCCAGCCATGCGATACCCCAAAGTTGAGCCGCCGCAACCTGAGAAGGTTGACATAGCTCTGTGCCGTGGGCGAATCGCGGCAATCTCTTCCATCGTCGGTATGATGTATTCTGGTTTATTCATCTTCCACTATCGATATTTCTATGCGGGTCTTCGGGCCTGTAAGCCTCAAGGGGGCTGTTGGCCCCATACTCTCTAAGATAGCACCCAAGACCCTTGCAAACGCCTCGTTTGGGTCTTCCTGTTCCTCAAACACCTCAACGACGGTTGACTCTTGCCCGTGAGCAAGAATCAACCAGCCGTTTGAAATGCGAACCATCTTAATTTGCGATTGCTCTGCTAAGTCGAGCATCAGAAAGGCAGATCATCCCCGTCGCCATTATCTGACGCAGAATAGGGCGGCTGGCTTGCCGCTTGCGGCTGAGCCGCCTTGTTGCCGCCACTTTTAGCGTCGCCGCCGAGCATAATCAAGTCGTTTACGATAATTTCGGTGGTATATTTCTTCACACCGTCCTGTTCGTAGTCGCGGGTTTGCAGTTCGCCGCACACATACAGCTTGTTGCCCTTCTGCACCCACTCGCCGACAATCTTCGCCAGATTGCGCCACGCTACGCACCGGTGCCATTCGGTTTTTTCGTGCTTTTCACCGGCCTTGTCTGTCCATTGCTTAGAGGTGGCGAGCGAGAAGCTGGCAACCATCGTGTCGTCTGCGAGCGTTTTAACGTCTGGATCGTTTCCCAAATTGCCAATCAACTTTACTTCATTTAAGCTGCGTGCCATTTCGCGTATTCCTTTTGATATTTCGCGTCTACTTTTTATTGATCTTCGATTTACCAGACCAGCCATACCCGCATTGAGGGCATTCGTGATCCGTTTTCAGGGTTTCATCTACTTCTGGAAAATCCTCTTCTTGCTCATCCAGTTCGTTGAAAAACTCGTCTTTGAATTTGGATAAGTTCAGGTCTGGTAGGTCTAAATCGGATAAGTCGTCAACCGTCAACGCGTGCGCCGAGATAAAACTATACAAACCTTGCGAGGTTCGCGTGCCGTGCTGTGAATCAAAGCGCAAAACCAACTCAGCGGCCAACTGCGGCGTTTCGGCCGCTACTGCTATGGTTGGCACCTTGCCGCCCTCTATCTCCCATTCAGTCGTCTGGAAGACGCGCTTGCGTTGGTGGCCGTCGATTAGATAGGGCTTCTTAGAGCGCTCGTTGTTTTTGCCCTTCCAGATAAATACGGGCATGAAGAATCCATGCTTTACCAGTGACGTTTTAAGGTTCTCAAAGCCTGAAAGTGTCAAATCTTTCAACTCGCCCTGAAATTCCTCTAAATCGTCCCATGTGTAAGCCAATTCAACGTGCGCCGTATCGCAAGTAACTGCTATCAACCCCGCATTTTCACTGCCCCCTTTTGACATGTTATAAATCTCCGCGTTGCTCGTATAGTGTAGCTTCGCGAGGCGTTAGTGCGACCTCTGTATCGGCATCAAACGATACGCCCTCGAAAAACGGTGTGTGATCGATAACTACCATATCATCGGCCTCTATGATCTGCTTGCAATAAGCACGCATCGACGCGGATAGTGCGTGACTCCACTGACCACTATTGCTTGCTGATACGGCGAACGTGTTGAGTAAATTGAGCGCATCACGTCTTAGCATAATACCTTTGTTTAATTGAACAGGGGGCAGGTCGCTAACCGCTACAATCCGTCCCATGACGGGCGCTCGCAAGCTAATGCGAGCTATCACCCTGTTTATCGCGAGGGCGCGCACTGGTCTACCATCGGGAAAGAGCTATAGTTTCCCTACTCTCGATCCCAGCCGCCTACCCCCCTGATTTTATATTACTATCTGTTCGTCGAGAAAGCTGGTAATGCCGGTAAAGACCGTCACGGCATACGTGACCATCGCCGCTTTAGTCTCAAGCCATTCTCTATGCCTCGGATGATCCTTAAAGGCAATTTCAGTGATAACAGACGGGCACGAAGTCTGGTTGAGGAAGTAAAGCGATCGGTCGTAATCTGATTGAGGCCCATACGTGCAAGGCCAGTAGACGACCTCGTCCATTGCGCTGGTGATTCGTGAGGCGAGCAATTCACCCTGCTCAGAGGTTCGGCCTTTTTCCTTATCGTCCCAATACAGATTGGTAGCATAATTGCCGCCGCCAGCGTTTAGATGTAATTCAACAGCCAATTGACAGTCGCTACCATTGCACTGCGCCACCTTCGACTTCAGGGCCGCGTCATTGGTCATAGCATAGGTGTGACCCTGCGCCTGTATTACTGCGTGCCCTGCCCATCGAAGCAAGTCAGATAGGCGATCTTGGGCAATACGGCACTTTTCCCACTCATACAGACGCTCGCCTTCTGTATTTGACGAATGCCCTGCCGCTATATAAATCTTAGCCATCTTTGTTTAATTCCTTTTCTGCCAATGTGCGGTTGTGTATCATATTTTCCCAACCGTAATTCACAAGCTCTGATATTCTCTGCTGTTCGCGCTCTGTCGGCGTAATGCAGACCAAGCAGTCGCGAATGTCAAGCATCACCTCTAAAGAAAGCCTCTCTTGATTCGCCTTAATTGACTGTCCGGCGTTAAAATCGGCCATTATATGATCGCGTGTGCGCATCAATCTTCCTTGTGTTGTATCATTTTAACCACCAGCCATGCAACCAAGCCAATGACGATAAAAGGCAATAGAGCGCCGCAAATGACAGATATGAAGTTCGCTGTGCCGTAGAAGGCATCAAAGAAGCCGTAATCACCAAAGCCTTGACTATTCAGCACCATACATCGCTATCATTTCTTGCGTGATCTTCGTCAATTCGGGTGAGGCGACCGCACTGCCCTGCTCTTTCCACTTTTTTATGACGTGCAGTAGAGCATCGTTGTTCGCGCAAAGCGTTCGCATATAGTAGCGCACTAACTTTTCTAAGTGCTCTGGAATGACGGTGCGCTCAATCACTTCATAGGGCATCGTCAGATTCTTCAAATCCCGCGTATCGTTGACGAACTCTATCCATTCTTCATTTTCGGCCTCTGTTGGCTCGAAAAGCGGCGTTGCCTCGCTCAATTCAGGCCTATAATCTGTGGGCGCGTGCCGCTGGTCGCCAGTGCTGCCAAGATCATATCCGGCGTTTCTCGCACCGGTATGAGGCTTACGCCAGCCATTATCGTAGGCTGGCCGTCTGAATGCGTGTATATGGCCGTTATCTTGCCAATCTCTATGTAAATAGGATTATCGTCATGGCCGGATGTTAATTTAATAAAGGTCATCTATAGTCCCGTGATTTTGCGAAACGTCTTAGAGAAAATCTCATCTTTAACTAAAGACCCCATCATCATAAAGTCTAACTCGTCGCGCGAACGCCTCTTAGGGCGAACCCGTGCGCCACTGAGCAGCAATAGCGCACGGCGCTTCTCGTTGGCCTGTCGGGCTGGCCGCGTCATATTCATGCGGTGACGATGGGCTTTGCGTTGCGTAAAACGACACGCCATTACGGTATCTCCACTGGTTTTCGGGTGTGACTGTTATTTAAGGATATTGCGTATCTTATCCATCAACGAAGCGGATTGAATGGCATATCCCGCACGTTGCCTCGCGGCCTTATCCATGTGAAACATGGGGTGCGGGTAATAAAAGAAGATAGGAAGAGGTTTATTGCGAAAGGCGCGCTTCGATAGCTTATACAGCCGATCAACCGTGGCTTTCTTGAAGTTCTCAGGTAGGCTTTGTTCAGTCAGTGCTATGTAAGCCAACCGACGAAGTGCTTTTGCTTTACGTCCTCGCATCTTTACCTCGACTCGCGTGGTGGGTGATGAACCCGTGGAAATTTCATCGGGGCGCGCTTCCTGACTGCGCCAACGGTAGACTAAGCCGACACATGGCTATTATGGCCTCACCGTGCGGGATTCGAACCCGCGACCTCCCCTATATTTCTGGGTTACTCTGACTGCGAGTTCCACGCCGATCAAAGCGCCGAGTTCAGCAGTCAATTCACCCACGGTCGATGAGACTAAGGCTGATTAGTGCCTCTCGCATCGACCTTATTTTCCCGATTTTGATGCCTACCGACCCACAGCCAGTGAAAGTAGGTGAACGGCAGATCGGCTAACTGCCTAAATAGTCGCCCCCCGTTTGAGCGTCGCCACGGGGTAACGGCGAAGGGGTGCAAGTGCATCAAGCAGCCCACTGTATCGCTCAGGTAAAGTATGGATATGCCGAGATACTTTGTCAACAGTTCTTTCAAAATTCACCCTAATTTCAATAAAAACAACGGATTCTACGGACGCAGTATTTTAAGTCCGGCATGGGCAGAGGGGTATGGGGTTAACGATTCGTTAGCAGAAACAAGGGCATGTGTTACGCGAGCTTAATCAAATGCTGGCGTGTTGGTGATGCCAATATCTGAGCGCGGCTGGTGTGTGAGAGTGTAAAGAGATAGGGGGGTGCCTGACTTTAGAGAGGGGAAGAGGGGGGTGGGGTGCTTTCGGTTTTTGGGGGGTGGCCCCTTCGCTAATCCATCCCCTTACGCCGATTCTAAGCCCCTCTCAGCGGCCGATCG